ACCCCCCTCCCAAAGCACCACCACCCCATGGGCGGGCCCGGACGGGGCGCCCCCCCCGCCGCCGTTGGCGCCCACGTACCGCAGGCACGTCGTCCACCCAGCAGAAGCCGTCAACGGATGATCCAGGTACCTTATACTGCGGGACTCGCCACCAGTATCATCAGCAGCAGAACCATCACCACCGTCACTACCATAGATACTGCCAGCCGCATCAATCCACAACTCCGACAAAAGCGGATTATCAGGCTCATACGTCGTCACCATGACCACATGGCCATCAGCCATGATCACGTCACCAACACGGAAACCCCCATCCGGGACAGTCCCCGTCCACGAATCCCCAATATCCTGGAAACCACGCGCCTGCGCCTCCGCAGGCAGGCTCCCCGTCCACGTAGACCGCGGAAACAGGTCCACATCCACGCCCTCATGGTGGAACGCAATATTGTAGGCCCCAGACACGGCAGAAGAGCAGTCAGCCTCACCCGGCCCATGGAGCCACCCATCCCAGTCAGACGCATCATAGGCAGACCACCGGTTAGGCTGACTATAGCCAACCCCCCCATAATCCCCCGTCTCGCACCAGTACCGCATCTGCGCGGCGGCATACTCTGTGACACTCACTCAGAGTCACCCTCACCGCCGGCACCCTCCTGGAGCGCGGCAAGCTTCTGGGCGCATATCTCCAGGTTCGCGTAGGCGGTCACAAGCTCCCGCTCAACCTCACCCATGCGCTTCTCGAACGCCGCAAGCATCCGCTGCAACGCGTCGAGCTGCTTATCCTTTTCATCCTCACTCATGCCATCATCCTATCAGCTAGTAGGAACCGGAGGCTGATACAGCCAACGGAGATCTATCGGATTGCGCGGGTCGCCCTCCTCGTCACCCGGCGCACGGTTCCACATGTACGGGCCCTCCACCGGCGGGTCATCATACGTGTTGCCCAGAGTCGTCTCCGACCGCCTAGCGGCCTTCACTAGCCAGCACACGCGGCTCCCAGGCTCCCCATGCACAGTAAACCGCCCCATACGCACCTCAGACGCATACGGGCTCCCAGGGCCTTGACAAAACACGCCCACCGGCAAGTCAGGGCGATGCAAAGCGTTGAAATACTCCGGAAGGTCAACCACCGCCGTACCATCAGAACCAACCTCAACCGTGTCCCAATACTCCACGCTCGGCCAAGGAGACTCCGTACACGCATGCTGCAGTGCCCTATTCATAGGATCAAGCGGATGAGGAATAATGAACTGCTTATTAGTCCCAGCCAGCCGACCCCACGCATACAAGCCGCCGCCAAGAACATTAGCGACATAATCAGTATCGGGATTGCTCTGCAGCGTAAGCTTGGAGTTATTAGCGGTCAACTGAGCAACCTGCCCCGCGCCGCCATTATCGGTATACATGCGCACATCACAGTTCCAGTCCCATGAAAGAGCGCTCTCATTCCTGTTACACCGCACACCGAACTGACCCGACTCGTACTTCGCGCCACGCAAAAGGACACGGTCATCCGTACAGAGAAGCGCCAACTGGCCCTTATACTTCACCTCAACGCCGGCGGCATCAATATCGAGCTCCCCGCCAATAGGGGCCACGATGTTGATTTTTTTCGAACTCAGGTCCATGTTGGCTGTCTGCGTCGTCCAAGACGGCGCAAAAAACTGAATAGACGGCGTACCATCAGGCCTCTCCCGGATCGTGATAGCACCCGGAACCCTATAGTCACTACCAGTATTGCGATTAAAAAGCAAGCCGACGCCGATCTTGACGCCCGCCCCATCAATATCCCGCCCCCCATTCGCCTTTACGTCCTCAAAAAAGCAGTTTGACCATGAGTCGCTAATGCCCACAGAGCCATCGACACGGACGTTCCCTTTCTTGCTCACGGCGAACGTGTGCTTGCCATTCTCATCCCACACATCCATGCCCTGCTTATCGATCAGGATGCGCGGATTAGTTCCAGGGGGTCCCGTCTGGAATGTCGCCCCGGTAATCACCATACCGTCAATAGCGCCCGCCCGCACCTCGTCAGCGACTACCTTATGGGCCTCAATCATGTTCGCCTTGATCTTAGCGAACTCGCCTTCCTCAGCCGTGATGACGCGAGTCCAAATCTTCTGGATGATCGCCTCATTGATGAACGCGGTACTCTTCACCGTCAGCTGGTCAGTACTGATATTCAGGAACCGCTGAATGCCCTTAGCCGCATCCACGGCCGCCTTAACATCCTGGACAGCAGCGGAGGTATCCTCCTCCCACTCCCAGCCGTAGCGGCCGTGAACAAGAGTCGCATCCGGGGCACTGTAGTTAAGATTCGGCTTAGTGTCAGGCCCCGGATACTCCTGGGGGCCAGGCCACGGAAGATACTCAGTCCTCTTAACAGCCATCACGCCGCCCTAATAATGTAGTTCACCACCACATACGGGGGCAGGTTATTATGCGGATTACCCTCACCCGTGGGCCCAGCAATCAGCTCATCAAGCTGGCCAGTATCACTACCAGACGGCACCTTCCAGCCACTACCGGAACCAACATTCGAGTCCCACACGGCAACGCCATTCTTCCACGTTGCACCCTTTGAAATAACCTTGTGCACGTGCGATGGCATCTCGCTCTCAGTCAGCGTATGCGTGCGCTCCCCGCCACGAGCGCCCACGGCCCCCAGCTGAGCGTCCCCGTTCTTCACGCCGATAGGCATCCGCTCAGACATGTCCGGGATGTTGAACGTCACCGACGACGGGGCACCATACGTCGTACCGATAGCCTCAAACAGCTTCGGATACACAGACCGAGCAAGCGACCGGCCATCACACTTCAGCCAGCCAGTAGGAATATTGTTCCCAGCGAACGGCAGCATCACACCAGCCGGCATCGCAGACAAGGCCGCATCAGCCGTGTTGGCCGCCTGAACGATCCCGTTCTCGATAGTGTTCAGGTGCTTCGCCAGGATAGGGGTATCCCCATCCGGGTAGTCTTTCCAGTCATCACGAGACTTCTTATACGCCATTACGGGGTAGCCTCCCAACGTTCAGCATCACGGTTATAAGTCAGTCTACCCCGCTTCTTACAGCGGAAAATCCTGCCATCCGGAGACACCCACAGTGTCCTACCCGGCGTCCCCTCCCCAGGCGGCCCCACCCAATACGACGGGTCAGCAACATCCTCCGAGCGCCCCATCTTGGAGAACATCTTCAGAAGCTCATCCTTCGTAGCCTTAGACAGCGCATCACCCTTTTTCAGGGCCTCGTCAACCTGGCTCTTGATGACATCCGGGTCAACGCCGGCCTGAGACAGGCTAATCGGGGCCGCCCGACCCCAAGCCGACTCGTTACCAGCCTGATCCACAGCCTTCAACGCCACAGACAACGGCGTATTCAACGGCAGATCAGGGATAATGCACTGGCCGTCTTTCCTTGCCGGCAGGCTCCCTTTCTGCGTGAACACGGCAGGTGTAGGCGCCAGGCCGTAGATGCCCACGTTCAGGTAGGACACGTCAGACGGCATGCTGGCGCCCGCCTTCGTCTTACCATCCCACGTCACCGTCAACACGCCCTGCCTCTGCGCCAGAGTAGGAGCAGACGGGTCCGGCGGCGGCTCCGTATCCCTCGGCATCGTCACATAGAAATAATCCGACCAATCCGAGTAGACCCCATCCGAGGACTCCGCATACACATGGAACCGGTACTGCACGCCCGCATCCAGGTTCGGGTAATCCATCGCATTACTGGCGGAGCTGATGTGCCACAGGCCCTGCCAGTACGATCCGCCCTTAGGCAGGTGCACCTCATACTCCGCCTGAGCCACATAGCGGGCAATCGACAACTCAACGCCACGCACATCCGTCGTCACCGGGGCCCACGTCAGGCGAGCAGCAGACCAGTAGCCAACCCCATTCTCATTCGGCAGCACAACGCCAGCACCAACGCCGCCCTCAGGCTTCTTCGGCTTACGCTTATCCGGCGGCTTAGTCGGGCGCACCCCAGACCCAGACGTCGCCGCCAAACCAGCAATACCCTTAGTCTTCTTCGCCAGACGCGTCAGATAGTCATCCAGCAAAGACCCAAACGTCACATGCCCAGACACACCGTTAGCGTTCATGGTGACCGACACCTGCTGGACGCGCATCCACTCGCGCCCATCGGCCCGCTCGACCCACATCCAATCGCCCTGCTCATAATGCTTCCACGGAAGCAGCAGGGCGGTCGTCTGCACCCATTCTCGCTTCACGGACTGCTCAGGGTGCGCACCAGACTTCAGAGTCCGCTGAGCCACGATCTTCGCAGTCTCCTCCTTCTCCACACCACCAGCCGAGACCGTCTTCTCCATGCGGCGGAGGTCAGCGGGCGCCTCCGCATTGTGGAAGTGCCATATCTTGTCGCCCTCACCGGTCACGAGGACGTCGGTGCACATGTCCTGCCACGTCTTCGTCTCACCGGCAGCCATGGCGCCCGGCAGACGCCATATCAGGTTGTTCCGCGACCTCGCTAGGACCGTGTTCGGGTTATAGATTGAGAGCTCTCGGCCCTCCCAACGGTAGTCCAGGATGCCGAGGTCCCACATGGACTTAACGACCTGCCACAGGTCGATACTCGGGTCGTAGGCGATCGTCATGATGCTTGCCCATTTAGCGTCCGCCGCATCCACGGCGTCAGTGCCGCGCAGGTCCATGACCTGGCCCCAGCCGCGCGCCTTCGCGGCGTTCCACACGGACGACACGATCGCACCCGGCGTGACAGACAAGAAGTTCCATTTCCCGTCCTTGTCCGCCCCACCCTTAGGCGCCTGCCACACAAGAGCATGCTGACAGTACTCACTGATGTGCACGCACTCGATCCGGCGCACCTCCGACCCGTCATCCACGAGGTCACGCTCGATCTTCACCGTGATAAACCTGGCGTCACTGGCCTCATACCAGGTCTCCCCGCTATCCGGGGTCCACTCCACCGCGAGCTCAACCTCGCCGTCAAGCCACTCAGCGTGCACGCCAGTAGACGGGTACGACGCCGTCAACGTGGGCATCTCACCCACCGGCACCGTCACCGTCATCTCCATGACATCCTTCAGGACGCCAAGGCGAGGCCCCATCGGCCGGTAGGCTGCGAGCTGCATGCCCCAGTCGCGGTAGTCCGTCATCAGTAGTGCCTCCGGAACTTCACCCTCGCGTTCGCGTTCACGCCCTCAAGCTTCACCCGGAAATTACCCAAAGCGTCCGGGGTGAACGACCAACCACCGGGCGGCACACTCAAGTCCGCGCCTACATCAGGGCCCGTGGCAGCCCACCACGTAGAACCCAGGTGCACCGTGTAGTCGTAGCAGTTGATCACCATATGGTACGTGTCCGGCGGGATCACACCATTCCACGACAGGGAGAGCCCAGACGCCACGTCGGTGATCTTCATGATCCTGGAGGGCGTCTCAATATCAATCACAGCATCATTGATAGGCAGAGCCGACCCTACCATGAGGCCAAGATTCTTCAGATCCGCCTCGGACTCATACTCGTCACGCCAAAAACCCTCCACACCCTCGAACACAAGCGTCGTCTCGATCATGTTCTCGAAGTAATGGAACACCGGATCCACACTCGACGACAAGCGCACCAGAGCCTCTTTAGCAGTCCCACCCGGTGGACGGTACTGCATCTTCAACAGTCGCCCCAGCTGGCGCACAGACCTGATCAGCGCCCACCAATTCCGGTCAAGGCCGCCACGGCCCTGCCCAGAATCCTGGACAACCATCTTCACCGTCACCTGGAACGGCTCCACAGCAACTGGAGCCAGAGGCATCACACCAGACCGTAGAGGCACCACGGTACTAATATTCCGGGGCGACCCGAGAGTAGGCAGCAGCGTCTCAGACGTCACGAACCAGCGACCCGCAGGATCATCCAACGGCACACCGTTCAGGTAGTACTCAGAAGCCATCGCCCCTCCTGTAGGCCCTCACCACAGCCACCACAGCCAACAAGACGCCAACCACGATCAGTGCTCCCACGAGGTAGGCGATCAGGCGAACACCGGCTGCGCATAGGTGCGCCGGAACCGGATCTTCGGGTTCGCCGTATCCTTGTAGCCCTTAGAGTTCAGGTTGAACTTGCCTTCAGCGTTCGGGATAAGGTGGAACCCGCGCGGGTCAACGAACAGGCTGGAATCCATGTCAACGCCGGTCTCAGCGAACCAGTCAGTGCCGCGCTTCATCCGCATATGCGTCGGGTCAAGCAGAACATGGTCCCCGGTGGTGCCGTTGGGGATAACGCCCCGCACCCAAGACCCGGTCACCGCGCAAGAGATCTCAATCCAGTCCCCGGGGAACGGGACACTGAAGGACACGTCCTTAGCGGGGAAGTGAGACCCAGTAAACCCGGGAAGCCAACGGAACTCGGTCTCGTTCAGGACAGTGTCCTCCCACACGCCGATCGCCTCCCAGGTCACACCAACCTGGACAACACCATCACCGTTCTTAATCGGGTCAGACACGGACAGGATCTTGAACAGGCACCGCGTAGCGGGCTTGTTGGACTCTTTCGCGGGCCGGACCTCCAGCCAGGCCGCGTACGGCAGCGACTCCAGCCACCGCCGGAAAGCCCAAATATCCCTGATCGTGTACGCCTGCCACAGGGTAGCCGCCTGGCCACCCACCGTGTTCATGCCCTGAGACCAGAACGTCCCCGGAGTAGCCGCGGCAGAAACCAGCGTCCCAGTAGGCGGAGTATAGATCTCCTCCCGCACCCACCAGCGCGCATCCAGGTCGTCCGCTTTGACGCCGTTCACCCAGTAGTTCGATGGCATTATCGTTCACACCCTTTCACAGACTCGCGGCAAGGCGGATACCTGAAGCCACCTTATCGCGCACAGAAGAATCAGGCTCCTGCACAGGATTATACTGGTTAATCGTCACAGACGGGCCAGCATTACGGGCAAAGTCACCGCCACCTGGGGCCTCATTATCCACCGCCATCGAAGGCAGGCGCCCAGTCAAGCCCCGCAGAGACCGCTTCACAGACGGCGTCTCCTGCTCAATACCCGACACAAACCCCCGGATGATCATGCGTCCGGTCGGCTTCAACAGCTTACGGTCAACCGGGGCCGGACCCTTCCACCTGGGAATCATCCTCGTGATACTGCCCAGAATGCTCCGCAGCCGCCCAATCGCCCGCTGCACACCAGTGATCAAACCACTAATGATGCTCTGACCAGCACTGATAAGCCAGTTGCCAGCCCCGGCGAAGAGGCTACGGATGCTGCCCGGGATATTCCGGAAGAACCCTACGACCGAAGCCGCCGCCGACCTAGTGGTATTGACGGCGCCGTTCCACATGTTATAGAACCACGTCGTCACAAACTGCGCTATCAAGCTTACGATAGTGCTGATAGACGTGTACATCGTCGTCACAAAGCCAACAATAATGTGCGCCGCCCCTGAGACAACCCCAGATATAAAAGTCCAGACACCAGAGAAGGCCTGCTTCACACCCTCCCACATCTGAGACCAGTCACCCTTCATGAACCCAATGAAGAGGTTCAATAGACCCATGATAATGTCCAGGGCCCCACTCACCGTGCTGGAGAGGATCTGCCAGACGCCAATGAAGATTTCCTTGACGCCGAACCACATGAGTTCCCAGATGGGCTGGAACCACTGTATGAACGCGTCCAGCGACTGCATCAGGGGCATGCCATAGGTGGTCCATGCTTCGCTGAAGAGCTGCCAGACCTGTTGGATCTTCGGCCACCACTCGTTGACGAAGTAGTCCTTGACAACCTGGAACGCTGCGGTAACCTCAGTCCACGCCGCCGTGACGGTCGTCCGGAACGTCTCACTGTTCTGCCACAGCAGCACGAAAATCGCTATCAGGGCAGCAATCGCCGCCACGACAAGGCCGATGGGGGACAGCAGGAACGAGATCGCCGTACCGATCCCCTGAATCGCGGTCACCAAGCCAGTAATCGTGGAAACGATCGGCCCGAGCACCTGCATGCCAACGAACGCGGCCACCAGCAGGTTCACAAGCTGGGGAGACTCCGCGAGCTTGTTGATCATCGGAATCAAGAACTGATCAACGAACTTCGCAACATAGGGGGCAACCTTCTCGATCGCACCCGCCAGGCTCGTCCCCATCGCCGTCACAAGCGGCCCCAGAGCATCCAGCAGGCGCACCAGGATCGGCCCCAAGTGCTCGAACGCGGCCCCCAGGACCTTACCGACGGTCTCAGCGACGCGCCCACCCAGGGTGAGGATCGACGCCAGCACGTGACTGACCTGTGGGGCACGGTCCGTGAGCGACTGTAAGCCATTCTGGAGGCCCTGGAAGAACAGCTTAGCGCCATGCCCTAGGGCGGCGTTCCCGAGGACCGCAGTGAGCCCCTGGAACGCGATACCAGCAGCCGTAGCAGCCTCCGGCAACGCCACCTTCAAGTTCGTGGCGATACCAAGAATCTGGGGGCCCGTCAGCTTCGCTTTCGCCATGAAATTATCCATGGAATCAGCCGCGGCCCCGAAGATCGACTTCAGAATATTCTGCCCAGTCACACCCTTCAACGCCTTATCGATCGCGTCGATATTCTTCTCGACCCGGGCGAGCGTGTACCCGCCAGCCTCCGCGGCCTTGAAAATCGACCCGATGATGGAGGCGAGGTCCTTCATGATGCCCCACGACCGCTTCGCCGCGTCCGCACCCCTCAGGATCGCCTTATCGATACTCCCGTCCCCGGCGGCCTTCTCAGCCCAGGCAGCAAACTTCTCACCCAGCTGGGTGAACCAATCACCCAACTGGGGTAGATAGCGAGACCCGACCTCACCGATCGTGAGGATCCCCTGAGTGAACCCAGCGAAGCCGCCGGTCGCACGCCTAGCGCCCTCAGTCGTATTCTGCAAGGACCGCTCAAGCTTCGGAAGATGCTGGCGGGTTACCTCAGCCATGCCGGCGATCCAGCCGCCTTGCACCTCGGCGAGATCTCCCAGTTCGCGGTGAAGCATGGGGAGAGCCTCTGACGCCAGCGCACGCACGCTACCGGCAGCACGGTCCCAGAAACGGTTACCGATCGTCTCCTGCAGGCGCCCGAAGTCCTCTACCACATCCTGGATGTGATCCTTGGCCGTAGACAAGGCAGTAAACAGGACACCAGCCGACGTGGCCATCCCAAGGAAGATGCCCGGCAGAGCCAGGCCAGCGGGGGCGATAGAAGCGAGGCCTTTCGCGAGAGCGAGCACATTGCCGGCAGCCCCGACCATGGCGGCACCCATAGCGGCAGCCGCGGCGGCCGTGGTACCCATCGTGAGGGCAGTCTTATCGAGGTTCTTGATGACGTCCTTCAAAGACCGGCCCCAATCCGTCAGGGCCCTACCACCAGACAGGCGACCAATATACTCCTCGACCTTCGCGAAGGCCGCATGATCAACGACGGCCTGGATATTCACCTTACGAGGTCGAGTCAGCCACGCAAGCTTCGCAGACGCCTTCCCCGTATCCGCATCCGCATTGACGGTGACCTTCTTGTCATCCGCAAGCTTCCTGATCTTCCGCTTCGTCTGCTCATAGGAGCTCTTATCAACATCGGTCTTAACACCGATACGCTCCTCAAAGCGTTTTTGTAGCGCCTTGTGAATTTTATCCAGTGAAGCCTTATCGACGACTGGGTCAATCGCCTGAGTGACAGCGGTCATGTCCCTGAGCTGGAGGCGGATGCGAGTCAGCCCCGGCCCATCCAGGCGCGGCACGATCTTCGTACTCGTATCCTGGCGGCGAATCTGCTCCTTCACCCGCCGCATAGACAGCTGGTCCAGCTCAGGAGACACCTTAGTAGACGCGCCAGCACGCTGAAGGGCAGCACGATACTGGCGGACGGCCAGATCATCCACACGAGGGGCTACGCGCGCATCCTTGACAGAGTCATTCACGCGCCGCTTCGTCTCAGCGACAGACTTGTTGTCAACCTTGAGCTTAGCGTTTACGGTGGCCTTCAAGCCCTCAATGCGCTTTTGCAGACGCACCACGGACTGTTCGTCCAGGCGCAGTTTCACCGACATGGTCGGCTTCGCCCTCCGCAGGCGACGCTCTAGATCGATAATCTCCCGCTCATCAAGCTCCAGGCCAACGGGGATCTCAAGGTCGAGCTCGTGGCGTATCTTGCGGAGCTTCTGCCTCAGTTCCTTCGCGAACCCGGTAAGGTCTGGGGCGACCTTGACGCCAAGCTTACCGACTATACCCTTAGGCATACGCCACACCGCCCATTCTTAACATCACCCTATAGACCCAAGCATAGCAGCCATGCCCATCTCATCAGACGACGAAACCGCTTCCCTACTCCCCGGGGGCTCGGGGCGAGCCGCATACTCAGCATGACGCAGACGAGCCTGCTGCTGAGCAGTCGCCTTCATCGTCAACGTGCCAATATCCGCTAAATCCGCGCGCTGACGCTCAGCATGACTCCACCCAAGCCATTCCTCACCACCAAGCAAGGTGCGGGCACGCCACATAGACCCGGGCTCATACGGCAGCCTGGCGACAAGAGCTTCTATCAGAGAAATCCGGAGCCGACAGCCCCTCGCATCTACACCATAAAGGGCGTAGAGGTCGCCGTCAGCATCCGGATTCTCGTCAAGAAATTTCTTCAGCTCTCGTCGCCGAGCAATTCCCCCACCCAGGCACCAACCAGCTCAATCACAGCCGTCAACCCATGGGTGCGGTAGAACTCGATGTACGCCTTCTCGTCCGTGAGGAAGCCGTCCTCCAGAAGCTCTACGACGTTGGTGAGCTCGCTCATGCTCAGGTTGTCAACGTCTTCCATATTGATTGCCTCGAAGAGGCGCATCGCCTGAGACGGCTTCAGGTCACGGGGGTGAATCAGCACCTCATGGCCTGGCACGTCCTCGAGCGCCACGTCCTGAGGCTCCGCTGTCTTCTTCTCGTCTTTCGCCATTGTTCTGTGCTCCATTTATCTGGTGCGCCCCCAATTGTGGTGTGATGCCTGGCGTGGGCGGCGGGAGCACACCACAAGAGGCACCACCCACGCCAGGAGACTAGAAGAGGTCAGGCGACAGTCAGCTTCGTAGCCGAATCGGCCTTGCCCTTGCCGTTGATAACACTGATCACGTGCTGGCCAGCAGACACGGTCGGGACCTTCACCGTCAGGACAGTCGCGGAACGCTTCGTGAACGACGCGGCAGCGGCGCCAACCGTAACGCGACGCACACCATCGAAGTTGGTGCCCGTCACGGTCACAGTGTCGCCGACTTTCGCGTTAACGGGCTTGATCTCGGTGATCGTCGGCACAGCAGTCGCCTTGCCGGTAACCTCGCGGGCGCGCAGGTAGTGGACGCTCGTCTTACCAGACGGAGGGGTCAGGAGGACGCCCTTCATCTTGACCTCAGTGAAGTTCTCCTTGTCCAGGGTAGGCATGTCACCGGACAGGTTCACCTTCCGCAGGAGGATGCCGGAGACAAGCTGGCCCTCCACGATCACGATCAGGATCGCACGGTCCGTAGAACCGGACAGGACCAGGTCGTAGCCGTCTGTCTCCTCCACGTAGGTGGAGCCGGGGAACGCCGTCTGGATCGTGTCGTCCGAGAAGGACACCGAGTTGATAGTGACGTTCGTGGTCTTCGACGCACGCGTCGAGCGAGCATTCTTACGGTCCCACGTGTCCTTAGTAGACGCGTCACCACCGTCAGTCTCGAACTCGATCAGGTTCTCGCTGGAGGTGTCGCCAATCCACTTCCAGCCCTGAGCCTCCAGAGTCGTACCATCGCCGAACTCGTAAGCCCACAGGTCAGGGGCGGCGGTGTCAACGTCACCAACGTAGACGTGGCCCATGCCCGCAATCTGGATTTCCTTATCAGCATTCGCAGTGTTTGCCATGCTCATCCTTCCTTTTGAATCTTGGAGCGGGCCACGATAATGCCGCTCACCCTGAACTCGGCATAGTCCGCAGTGTTGGACTGCAGGCCACCGAGAGTAGGCCCAGAAAGCTCCAGGTTGGCTATCCACCCGCCCGCGACCGGTTTACCGTCCCGCCACAAGCGGTTCAGGCCAGCCATGAGAGCAGTAGCCATCTCCTCGGCCTTGTCCATGCTCTCGTCGGTCACATACCATGTGACGCGCATCTTCAGGCCAGCGAACATGGGGCCGTTCTCCAGGGTGGACGTGGAGATGACCTGACAGACCAGGATCGGCCCCAGATGGTTATCGACGTCAGCCCTGGTCTCTACCTCTGCCTCTGACAGGACGAGAGCCCCACCACCGTGCACAACCTGCCTAGTGGCGTCCACAATGAACGTCTGAGGCAGGAGCGGGGGGTGCTCTTCATAGATGGCCATCAGAAACCACCATGCCTAGCGACCACGGACCGGAACGCGTTAATGCCCCGCACCCACTTGCGTCCCGCACGTCCGGCACGTCCCTGGAAGTGCCCGAATTCCGTGTGCCACGAGTAGGACACTGAATTGACCTCAACGTGGTAGTCTGTGCGACCCTTGAACACGCGCACAGAGGAGGCGAGCTTGCCCGTGCGCACATGCTTCGCCAACTGGGCGGCCACCTCAGCCGCAACACGGGCCGCGGCAGCCTTGAACTCAGGCTGCTTAGAAGCCTCCTCAGCGATCAGCTTACGCACAGCCTTATTATCGTAGACGACGATATCGCCGGGCATGGCTACTTGACCTCCCCGCGCATCAGCTCCACGCGCACCGTGAAGTGTGCGACCATGGGGGATGCCCCGAAGTAGCCTGGGTCGCCGGTCTGCTGGTACGTGTAGTCCAGGGACGCGGCAGGCCCATCTAGAATCTTCACGGTCGAATGGGGCCCACCAGGCCACCTGCCAGCGCCCATGATGACTAGCGTGGTCTCGTCCACAAGACTCTTCTCAGGGTTCCGCTTCTCGGTAGCACTCTGCCCGCTGCCGGATGCCGGCTCAACCAGGACACCAGAGACGACATGCTTCCCCGTGGGCTCATACTTACGGCCCGTACGGCCCTCCACGGCCCGATAGGTGGTGACCTCGACCCGGTGTGGCCCATTCTCCAGGATACGGCCTCTACGCGGCTTATACGCCTTCACCAGTACCCCCACGGGCTAACCCCACACAAGTCATTCGGAGGCGGGTCAGGCGGGCTATGAGGAGCCACAGAAGCCGACCAAGAGCCACCATTGTCGCCCCGCCGGTTCGCAAGATAGCCATCACCAGAGAACTGGAGAGCCGACCAACCCCCGGGGTGATCACGGAGCATAGCCCACTCAGCCGGACGGAGCTCCAAGAGACCAGAAGCGATCGCCGCATTCACCGAATACGTGTACGTACCCTCAGTCTCATACTTCATCACCCCACCGGCGGGGGCGCGCAGGACACGGCACACGGCCTCGGCCTCGACACGCTTCAGGACCGTCTCATACGGCTTGCGCGCCTTAGCCTTGTCCAGCGCATCAGGGATGGCGAGGAGGATAGTCGCCTCGACATACTCAAGCATGCCCTCCACGTAGGGGGCCTCGTCGGCGGCGTCGATACTCCTCATGAGAGCCTGCTCAACGTCCGCCACGCTTGCGACTGTCACACTATCCTCCTCACCATCACCTCAGGGACCGCGCCATAGGCCGGGTCAGGCCTTCTTCTTGAAGACAGCGAAGGCCTTCGGGTCGCGGATAGCCCAACCGAAGGTAGCCTCAGCGAGGAACGCGATCATGTTGGTGCGGAACAGCTCCAGGCCGAACGCGTACTCGTTGGCCTGACGCATCTCGATGTCAGCGACGTTACCGATGACCAGATTGTCCTTGAAAGAACCAGCGACCATGATGGCGCTGGTCTCCTCGACCTTGGCCTTCTCGTAGCCGCCCACGGCGTTGCTGAAGTGGATCGGAAGGCCGAGGAACTGGCCAACCGGGTCAGCAAGGTTGGTGGAGGCCTGGTAGAGCGGGCGACCCTGAGTGTCGGTCACACCAAGAATCTTGGTGCGGACGTTCTTGCGGGCGAGGAACGCGTCAACGGTGAAGTCGTCGTTAGCGGCCTCAACAGCGTCAACACCCTTCAGGACAGCGTCAAGGAGACCGGAGCCCTTAACGGCGGCGTAGTCAACGTCAACCAGGTTGGCGTTAGCGCTGATGATCGGAGTCTGCCCGGCGAGGACGGTGCCGGTGAGGGCGTCCTTGCCGTGGAGGATAGCGTTGTCCATGGCGCGGGCGATGGACTCAGACAGCTTCTTCTGCAGGCTCAGGTAGGCCATGACGGGGCTACGGCGGACGACCTCCTCGGAGAGGACGACACCGGCCGCGACCTTGATGGGCTTGATGGTCTTCGTGGTGAACGAGACCTCGACGGCAGGCTTGTCACCACCCTCAGCGACAACACCGGCGGTCGGCTGACCAACCGGGACGGGGAGAGCCGCGCCAGAGAGGGGGATCGGCGTGGTCTGGGCGATCGACTGCATCACGGAGCCCTTGTAGGCCTGGGTCCAGATGTTCTCGATGACCTCGGGAGGGAAGACTCCCTTGTTCTCGCCCGCGAGGAGCTTGTCTAGTGTGTGCTTAGCGGCCGGATCAGCCATATGCTTCGTCCCTTCACGTTAGAGGAGGCCGAAGAACCCGGCGGCCTGCTCTTGTAGGTTGTTCTTCTCAATCGTATCAGATCCCATAACCGGGTCCCGGGGTACTGATACGGGCTTTTTATCGACGGCGCCCTTCAGAGAGGACAGGAGCTCAAGCTTCTTCTCCCACGTCTCCTGGTCGCCATCGAGGAAGACGCCGTACTCGTCCGTGAGGCCGGCATCTGCTAGTGCTTTATCGCGGGCCTGGGCGATCTTCGCCGCTTCGGCTTCCTGGGCGGCCTTGTCGCGTTCGGCCCGCATTTCCTCTAGAGCTTTTTCGAGAGCCGCCAGGCGGTCCGTATCGGATTGCGGGCCACTATCAGTGGCCGCGGACGGCGCCTTATCGGCTTCGGGAGCAGGCTCCGGGTCAGCTTCCTGCGGAGCCGACTCTTCCGCCTTCTCCATGGATGCAGCTGCTTCAGCATCGTCTCCCCCTACGAGGATGGAATCGTTTTCTGGCGCCTCTGTGGTCGCCTCGGTTGTGTCAGCCATGTTCGCGCTCCTTTCTGGCTGCCGATTTCTCTTCTGAGCGTTTGCCACGGAGTGCCCGGTCCATTGCAGACCTGGCCTCCGCACCATGTAGGTCCTTATCGGTTACCACGCTCTTATAGGTCTTAGCATACCGGGCTGCGTCCGCCTTACCCGGCCACGCACGAGACGTAAACACAGGCACCACAGTGCACCGGTCCCCGTAATGGAAAGCGAAACCGGCGGTACCTTGGCTCTTGTACACGGGGCCGCGGGCTGCGAGCATCGCACAGAAGCCACACGGGCCACTCTTGCCGGGGTGCACGACGCGAGCCCAAGCGAACGCCCTACCGATGCGGCGACTCTCCTTGTCAAGCTTGTGCTCAGAAGGAGGGTCCTCGACAGCGATCGGGGCGTGCTTCTGGATGGCCGCCTTCATGGCTGGCTCTTTATCGACCTCGCCGATCGCCCTGTCGATCCTGTCGGCGATCTGGTCAAACTCGTCGTCCAGCATGCGCCGGCGCCTGGCCCTACGCTGCTCAGGAGTCTCCCAATCCTCCTCATCTAGGGAGCCGGCCTGCTTCTTGGGCTTACGACCCTTCATCGCCCGGTACGGGTGCTCGGCCTTCTGGGTCTTGCGGGCCTGTTCGCGCTCTTGGCGGGCGGCCTCCTGTTTAGCGGCTCTGATGGCTTGCTTGCGGATGTCCTCGGGGAAGTCCTGGAGCTGTTTCTCCACGTTCTCAGCGTGCTCTACGGCCCCGTCCGGGTCCGGGGGTGCGGAGCGGGCAGCCAGCGCCACGGTCTGCCTCGCAGAGCCCTCCACGTGGTGCACAAGAGCCCTCTCGAGCTGCTTAGCGCCAGCCTTAGACAGGCCTCCGGGCGTCTCCCTGATGGCCCGCCTGACGGCCTCGGGCCTGTACGGTGGCGGTGCTGGCACCCAGGCCTCATCGAACCCGCGCCGGCGCGCCTGCCCCCTCATGAACAAGGACGCAGCCGCCCAAGCCTGATTGCGGGCCTCGTTGGTGACGTCGTAGATAGTGTCCACGTAGCCGGCCGGCTCAACCGGGGCGGCGGGTAGTGTGGACGTCACCAGGGCGAGCCTGCGCCGGTATCGGCGGACGATCAGGTCCATGAGGAACCGGAAGAAGCGCTCCGTCACCGCCGCCTCTTCTCACCCTCGCCAGCATCCTGCTTGTTGTCGGCGCCCTCGTCGGTCTCGTCTGTGGGCTCTTCTGGCTCGGGCATGTCGGCGATGCCGGCGCCGGCCATGGCGTCCACCTCCTGGGAGCGGGCATCCTCGCGGGCGCGCTGCTGCGGAGTCAGATACATGAAGTCCCGCGTCGTCTGATCAGACAGGACACCCTGAGACTGGGCCTGCAGGGCCGCGGACATCATGCCAGACGCAGACGGGGACGCGGCGTCACGCCACTGCACTTCCAGGCTGGTCGGGGACTCGAGGTCTTTGCCGGACATGGCGCAGATCGTGCGGGCGACCTGCTCAAGCGTGTCAGCGAACATGCGCTGCTTGTTCTCGGCCCTAGCGATCAGCCTGTCCTTAGCGACACGCAGAGCCTCCGCACTGGTCGGGTTACTGTCAGCCGATACGCCCATCATCGACGGCGGGATACCGGTCATGGCACTGACCTGCAGGGCATAGTTCTTGTAGACAGCCTGAATCGGAGTCAGGTCGGCCCCGGTCAGCTGTTTCAGGTCTGACCCGGCCGGGGCGGCGAAGAGGTTGCCGATGTAGGACTGCATGAGGTCTGGCTGCGAGTCCAGGATGTCAGCAGAAGCGTCACCGATGAGCATGCGCAGAGGCCATGCGGAGACCTCTTGGGCGACCTGAAGGTTTGTGAGCGTCCTAGAGGCGGCATCGATAATGGGTGCGAGCTCGGCGATGTCGCTGCGTCCGTATTTGTCTTTCAGGCGTGCCCGGTTGAACATTGGGATGATCGATGGCCCCCACGTGTCAAGGCGGCCTTGTCCGACAAGCCACTGACTGGCCTGGTCGGACTTCGCGTAGAATGTGACGCCGTCGGGCGTGTAGTAGGTGGCGCCCACGGTCTCGGAGTCGAGCCTGTAGACGGCGATGCCCTCAACCGTGTTGCCTTGCCAGTCTTGGCGTACGCGGGCGTGCTGTGCGTCTAGGACGCGCACATAGGGGTACTCTGACTCGTCGTCGGGCGGGGAGAGGACCCAGTATGCGGCGCCCACACTGATGGCCTCGCTGGCTGCAAGGTTGAACTGGGAGTCCATGTCGTTGTGCTGCCAGACCTCTTCGATCCAGTCAACGCACTCCTGGTCCGTCTCCTCGCTGGTGATGAAGCCGGCGGGGATGAGTACTTCAGTGAGGATGTCGGTGCTCATCTTCGCCCAGGGGGCTTGGACTTCCAGGAGGCGGGCTTTGGGGGGGAGGGAGACGCCGAGTGCGGAGACGCGGGAGCGGCCCTCGTAGTAGGCGTCGTAGCCGCCGCGGGGGCGGAGCCCGCCGGACTCGAAAGCCCTGATCATTTTCTCGAAGCTCACAGGTACGACCTCCACTGCCCGACCGGCTTATTGCGTTCGGCCCACTCTTTAGACGATAAGACTGCCCTATAAAGCATTCTAGCACCGATCATGCAAACCGCTAGATCGATCTTCTTCGGCGACTTCGGGGATTCCTTCTTCACCGAGAACCGCCCCTTGTACTCGTTCACGCGACAGTTGGACACGTGCTCGCCAAGGTCTGCGGACCCGTCATGGGTGAATGCTTTCTGCTGGATCTCGTCGTACGCCGTCTCCGCCGCCTCAGCGAACTGGTAGGCGTGAGAGCGCATGTCCCAGGCCACACGGGATGCGGACATGCCTTGCCCCTTCACGGCTGGCAGGATCAGCCTGTCACCGTACTCGTCGGGCCATGTCGTACGGGTGAAAGATTCCCACTCGCGCACGTCGGCCCAGAACGCCACCACGTTGTACTCGTCGAACACGCGGCGGATCGCGGAATCTACCTTGTGGACATTGATGGTGCCGGACGCCTTGTCTGGCGTCCAGTGTCCGAGCTTGAAGATGTGCCCATCCGACATGCAGCAGCCGACAAGGGCCGTGTGGTCGTTGGAGCGGGAGCCGTCGAAGAACATGACGATCTCCTCCCCAGGATCGTCACCCTCGTTCTTCCGCACGACACGGTCAGTGTCCCTGAGGAGAGTCCACTCTTCCAGGGGCACCCATGCGTTGTCGGCGGCCGAGGGCCGGTTGAGGAAGAACCTGTAGGAGCGGGACTCCGTGTACCTGGGGGACCAGATGAGCGCCTTCGTCGCCTCCAGATCAACCCACGGACACCCCTCGTAGACGAACTCAAGGGCCTGCTGGAGAGGTATCTGATGCTCTGGGGGGTCATCCACTAGGGCCGCGTTCGGAGGCGCTATACGGGCATCGTAGAGGATTTTCTTCTTGTTCCGTGACCGGCCTTCCTCCTGGAGGACCCAGTCCTCGAATGTCGATTCAGCGGCACTGGATTCGCCGGGCACCCAGGCGTTACAGGTGTGCAGTGTCCGGGCTCCGGTCTTGGCTGCGTTCTGCTCGATCGTGTTCATCAGCTCCGGGCCGCCGTTAGACGGGACCCAGTGCTCCAGCTCGTCACAGACCGTGAACGAAGTCTCGCCGCCCTCGATACTTCGAGCAGAGGACGCCTTCTGCTCAAGTTGGTCACCGGACGCGCTATCCAGGAATGTCTTGCCGACTGTGAGGCCGTACCGTTTGGCCAACTGGGAACCCTTGGCGGCGAAGGCGCGCACCATGCGCATCGTGTTCTTCGTCTGCTGCTCCGACGTCGCCACGACCTGGATCCAGGCCATCGGCATCGTCTTGCCCTCCACGCCGAACGGGGACGCGTCATCCCACCGGTCGAACCGGCAAGGACCAAGCATCTCAAACATGGAAAGGGCGGCAGCGAACGGGCTGTTGTGGGTCGGCTTGAGCGTCTCGCCGACGAGGTAGGTGCCGTCGCCGTCCACGCTGATGCAGCGCCCTAGCTGGTCGGGGGCGCGGGTGATGCTTCGGATCGTGATCGGTTGCGGCTTCCGCTTCTGCTCCTTGACGCGCTCGGCCTTGCGGGGGAGGGTGAAGAGCCGTTGGTGCTTGTAGGGCTTGAAGGCAAGCCGGTATCGTTTGCCTGTGACGCGCCCGTAGAGCTTCGCGTCCGACTCTTTCACATTCACGCGGACGCCTAGGGAGCGAAGCAGCTGGGCCGCCTGGTGGGCCATCTCCTTGCGGACGGTGCACCACTCGGCTGACCCGTTCTTGTCTACGTACCCGTCCGAGTCCAGGAGCCCTTGTGCTAGCGCGAGCCGTTGCTCCGCTGAGGCGTACAGGTAGATGTCGGGGATGTGCTTACGGCCCAGGACGCGGGCGGCACCCAGGTCGGCCGACCCGCCGTAGAGCTTCCCATAGCGCCACTCGCGGCCGAACCGGACGCAGAGAGTGCGGCCATGATCCACTCTCACGTTAGTGAGGTAGCCGGCCTCCTGGAGAGCCGCCGATAGATGCTCCTCGTCCTCGTCCCAGCAAGCGATGTTATTGCCACGGGATGATCCGTCGCCGAGCCAGTAGCCCAGGATGTAGGGGTCCATGGGGAGGTCGCGCTCCGGCATCTCCAAGACAGGCTGAGGGGGCAGCGCATACTTGGTGACATCAGGGCGCGTGCACTTTGAGGACGGCGAGAGAGGCCGCTTGAACATGAGGCCGCTGTCCAGCATGTCCACGACACTCTTGGTGACGCGCCGCCGCTTCGACTTGCCGACGAACTCGTCCACGACGAACAAGTGCCCGCCAGAGAAGGTTTCAGTGACGCCGTCGGAGAAGTGGACGTCCCACAGGTCGCAGTCGTCTCGCTCCTCATGGAGCTTGATGACCGTGGTGGGCTTACCGGAATCCGAGAAGATCTGGTCGCCGACCTTCAGCTTTCCGTGAGTGCTCCACCCTTCCGTCGTCAACACGGGTGTGACATGGGCCACTAACTTGCCGCTTCCCTTGCTCAGGCGCCTCACAGCCCAGTTGTAGACCCATGACCCGTCCGGGTTCAGGGCATACAAGTGCATCAGGAACTCGATCTGCTGCGGTGTAGGCGTGAACGCCTCACCAGCGCGAGCCCCGTTGGGCTGCTTCAGGTTGTCGATCATCCAGGCAGCAGCAGCTAGCCCTAGGGTCTTCTCCGGGAGTTCCCTGGGCATGGTGATCAGCCGCTCACGCGGCGGCGCATCCCACATGGGGTCGATAGCAACGTGCTCCATTACTGCTACCGTCCCCTGTTAGCTGGTCTTGGCGCGCTTCGCCAAGAAGTCCTCCATCGCGACGATCCCTGCAGACTTCTCAGGCTCAGCGGTCGTGTCGCGCTCGATCTCGATAGCGGCACGGCGCCGGTCACCCTCAGTGAGCAGCAGCGTGGAAAGCATCTGGTTCAGGGCACCACGCATCATGGCGGACCTGCTCTTGCTGTACTTGTATGCGCTGATCTCGTCGCAGGCGTCGTAGAGGAGGATCCAGTCTGACGGCTCGTAGTAGATCGTGTACTTGGAGTCCTTGACGGACTGGTAGAGGCCCTTTGCGATCGGGTGCCATTCAGGGTCGGCCGCCGGGGGCTTGACGATGCCGTCTTTGACGACGACGCGCTTCACTCCGGCATGCGCCTTCCTGGCTTTGGTGATGCGGTGGCCCTGGTCAGAGCGTTTGGGGATTGGCCCGCGGGTGCCCATAGGTACTCCTCCTCATTGGAACGATTTCTCATAGTATACCCGGGTGTTTACCGGGTGGCCTGTGCTGCCGGCGCTGCTTTGCCCACCCGTTAGCTCGGCGGGCGGCGTGCGCCTGCCCCGCCGTCCGCTGCATGTGGTGCAGCTGACACAAGAGGCGCAGGTTCCAGAGCTCATGCGGCCCTTGCGGGTCGATATGGTCTACATGGTTGCCGGGGGCGCCACAGAACGCGCAGCAGCCGTGATCGCGGCGGATGACGGCCTCCCTGATCTTCTTCCAGTCTTTAGGGAGTTCGTCGCGTCGTCTTGACTGTCTGCTCCACATGTGTCTATAGTTCCTTCCAAGAGCGATGCTCCGGGGCCGCAACCAATTCTTCCTCTCGTTGGTTGCGGCCCCGTTCTATGCTCACTTCCCTGGGGGCTAGTCATCAAAGCTCATGCTATCGCGGACACGGCTCAGAAGGCAGGTACCGGTCGGGCCCTGCCTGTTCTTCACCACAGCCACGGTTAAGCGACTCTTATCCGGGACGCCAGGGGCGGACTCCGGACAGGAGAGCAGCATGATGACGTTCGCATCCTGCTCCAGGGCCCCAGACTCGCGCAGGTGCGCCATAGACGGCCCAGACCCCTCCTCCGCAGTCCTATTGAGCTGTGAGAGCGCCATGACGGGGCAGCCGAGGTCGCCAGCCATGATCTTCAACTGCCTACTGAAGTCAGCGACGATCTCATGACGAGGCCGCTTGTCGCCCCTCGGTGAAGACATGAGCTGCAGGTAGTCCACGACAATCATCCCCAGGTTTCCGTGCCGCCGCTTCACAGCCCGGGCGTGCGCCCTGATATCGTCAATACCGACGGCAGCCCGGTCGTCAATGCTGATGGGCAGCTGGGCGACCTCGTGGGCGATCTTGCCGGCGTGCTCGCGCTGCGCAGGCGTGAGGTCGCCGGCGATGACCTCCCGGTACGGGGCCCTAGCGCGGGCTGACACCATGCGGGCCATGACCTCCTGCCGGCTCATTTCCAGCGACGAAACCACGACAGGGGCGGCAAAGGCGACACCCAGGGCCGCCTGGAGGGCGATGGCGGACTTGAAGCCGCCCGGGCGGGCGCCGACAATGTAGAGGCCGCCCGGGCGCCACCCATCGATGATCTCGTTCAGCTGCGTCCACGGTGTCGGCGTGAACCCATCAGTGCCGTCAAGCCATGAGGTGAAAGCGTCCTCAAGCTCCTGCCCATGCACGCCGACAGGGAGATACTGGCCGTCTACGTCAGCCCACAGTCGCTGGACGTCGCCGAGGATGTTCATGGGCGTGTCGTTCGCCTCTAGAAGCTGGCCGGTGCGGGCGTGTGCTGCGCGCATCATGCGCAGACTGTAGGCGTCCTCGAGGGCCTGCGTATAAGTGTCGGCGACGACGTCGGCGGCGGCCGGCGCCCAGTGGATCAGCTCAAGAATGTAGTCATCGGTGATGTTCGCCCGCTCCAGGGCCGGGATACGCTCACGGTTCGCAGCCAGCGTGACGGCATCAGGGCGGCCGCCTTCCTGCTGCAGGGTCTCGCACAGGCGCCACAGAGCCGCATGGCGGGGATCCGCGAACATGTAGTCCTTGACCCGGTCGCGGATGACGTAGTCCACGGCGTCAGAGGCGAGGAGCCTCATGCCGAGGATGGACTGTTCGACGTTGTCTACGGCGCTCACTTGTCTGCTCCCGTCAGGTCGTCGAAGAACTCTCCCGTGGCCCATCCCTCAATGAGGGCCTGCTGTCCGGCTACGGTCACCTGTGGAGTGACTCGCTCCATGTCGCCGGAGGCTGTGGAGACGAAGTGGATGCGGGCCCGAATGTAGCCTTTGTCGATCGCCCACTGGGTTGGGTGGTTCCACATGCGGCCTAGGCGCTTGCAGAGCCAGCCGTGCTTGCGGAGCCACCGGAACAGGGTGCCGGAACCGATGGGGGCGCCGGCCTGGGTGATGAGGGCGGCGACGTCCTTCACGAGCAGGTCAGTGTCGTGCTTGCTGGCTGCGCGGCCGAACAGCGTGTAGGGGGCATCCTGGGCGGCCTGTGCTTCCAGGGCCGCCTTAGCCGCCCTCTCCTCCTTCAGTGCGGTAGCCAGCTGGATGATGAAGTCCGGATCAGTGAGCGCCCGCTCCGCGGCCGCCGGGGTGAGGTAGCCTCCGCGCTGTCGGATGCTGGGGAGGACCTTGTGAGTTACCCACCGCTTGAACGCCCTCGCGTCCGCGACGCGGCTGCGCATGATCGCAGAGTACAGGCCTGCTTCAGAGATGATGGTCATCTGCTGGTGGCCGCCGGGGGTACGCACAGTCTGCGTACCCTTTTCATCCTCATCCAGCGAGCGCACCATGTCGGGGGCAATACGATAGCCGAGGGTCTTAGCGATGTCGGCGGCGACAAACCAGGGCGCGCCGTCCGGACCGGTGACGGTTCGGATCTGGTGGTTGTTGTAGGTGAATGGGGTGACGTCGGTGGTTTCCATTGGGATTATTCCTCTCATTTTTTGGGGGGCTGGGTGCCGGGGATGGACGGCGCCGACGGCCATCCCCGACTGGTGGTCACTTCCAGAACCAGCGCCATGGGCGCGGGAAGCCAGGCAACAAGCGCCCGCTAGCAGGAACAGACATGTGCTACACCTCCTCTCATTCAGTCCGGTGGGTTCAGAATAGTTCTTCCTGTCCTTCTACACCGCCCTCGCCGCGGTGACGTATCTCATAGTCTGCGAGCATGGCGGCCCTATCTCTGAAATCCTCAGCAGACCCCAGAGGCGCGTACGGGGCCATACGAGCTGCGGCCTCGGCGGCGCCGATTCCCCACTCGTCCCCCCCCCCCCGCCCCCCCCCCCGCCCCCCCCGGTCCCGCGGGGGAGGCGGCGGGCGCAGTGTGTGGCAGTGCCCATCGGCCGCGGCCCGGCGCGCGGAGCGTTCCCGGCCGTGACACGGGGCGGCGCTCCCGCGGCAAGGCGCCGGCGATGGGGGGGCGGAGCCGCGGCCGCCCCCGCGCAT